GCGGTGATTGAACGGGGCAAAGGTAATAAAAAACACGGATAGGCTGGGTGCTTATCCGTATTTTTTTTGCCTATACATATTATATAGGGTAGTTGGCTGTAAGGACTTCTATACGCTTCTTCCCAGTGCTATTGCTGCTGCCTAAATGCATTGACACTTCTTTTTGATACCACCCGTTTGTTTGGGTGTAGCGGGTGAGTTCATTATTATGGTAGGAGCTTAATAGAAACTTGCCTTTGAGGGTGGAAAGGGTGGCTAATAACTCGTTAAAATGCTCTTGCTCATAGCCTCCGTAGTGACCTTGTTTTGCTCCTACATACGGTGGATCTATGTAGTGGAAGGTGTCAGGGGTGTCGTGGTGGGTGAGGACTTCGGTGGCATCGTTATTATCTATTTGGACGCCTTGCAGGCGAGCGGAGTAGGTGTCGGTGAAGTGGGCTATCTTGTTATTAAGGGCTGACTCGTTCTTGCTGTTGGTTGTGATACGGCAGTTGCCAACTTGGTTAGAGTAACCACAGTTAGTGGCGTACCAAAATGCCCACGCTTGTTGTACTTCGGTAAAAGCAAAAGGGGCGTGGTAGATTACCAAGGCGGCTTTGTAGGCTTCTCGGCTAACTACAGACCGCTCTATAAAAGCGGTTTTGTAGAACCTTGTAGAAGGTATATACATTAGCATTGAAGTCGTTGATAATTTCAGTTTTGACGGACTGTTTTGCCAAAAAGACTGCACCTCCTCCGAAAAAGGTTTCGGTGTAGATGGTGTGTTCGGGGATAAGGGGCAGTATATGTGGCAGCATTGTTTGTTTTCCACCATAGTAGGATATTGGCGTACGTTGCCAATTATTGGATGTTGATTTCATTGCTTTTGTTTCTTAGTATTTGTATATCATTAAATCTTCATAGACACTGGCATAATTGACGCTGGTGCTGACGGTTATGCGCTCGGTTCCGTTGAATGGACTGGGGAGGTTGTATTCGTTGGCAAGAAAATCGAAAAGGTCGAGGAGTTGTCCTTTATTGCTTCCGAAATAGATGTAACGAGGCATTGCGTTGAGGGCTTTGACGATATGCAGGTAGTCCTTTATCTTCCAATCTTGCGCACCACTGTAGGAACTGATGTCGGTGGAAAGATAGGGTGGGTCGAGGATAAATACGGTGTTGGAGGTGTTTTCAAACTCGGTGATGAGGTTGCGATAGTCGGTTTGACGGCGTTCTACTCCTGCAAGGTAACCATCGGCATTGTAGGGTGTTTGGGTAACTTTGGCATAGAAGCCGTCTTTGGCGAGTGCCTCAAAAGTGGTGGCGTACTTGCCGCTGAAAAGGAGGTTGGCAGAGAGGGTAATACAGTCTAAGGCTTCAAGTGGGTATTGACGAAGGACTTCCAAAATAGCGGGTTTTGCTTCATTGATGCGTGTTCCTTTGGGGTAATTTGCAATAATGGGACGTAATTTAGCGATGATTTCGTTGGTGGTGGGTATGAGTGCCAATCGGTGAGCAAAGTTGTCATAATCGTTCCATATTACGCGGGCGTTGGGGTGAGTGGTTTTGACGATGTGAGAGAGCAAGCCTGAACCGCCGAATAGGTCGATGTAGGTAGCGTTGGCGGGAAAGTGTTTTAGGACTTCTTTGAAGAGTTTGACGAATTTGCGTTTTTGCCCTTGAAAGGGTAATGGTGATGTAGTGCAATTTTTCATTTTTTTTAGTGTTAGCGTGAGAAACTATTTAAAAGCGGAGGACATTTTTTTACTGCTGTCCTCCTATTTTAGCAGTGCTTTAAAAGCGTTTTAAAAGCTGTTTAAATCTTATTAAAATCTTCCACCGAAACGGCTTATATTTCCAAAGGATAAATACTAATACAGCGAGTAGCAAGAGCCAAAGGGTGTGCCTTACGGGGCTGCTTTTGACTTGTTTATCCACTTGCTTAACTTGAGTGTAATTGTGTTTTTGCGCTTCAGATTTAATGCGAGTGTATGAATTATTATAAAGGGTACTATCAGCCTGTTTTAGGCTCTTAGAATGGGTGTTGTTAGCTTTGATTTTTACCCTTCCGTTAAGTACTCTTATAGTCTCATTATCTCCGTCACGAATGCGGGTGTAGATGAGTTCACGGGGGTTGCCTACACTATCGGTGAGGGTTTCTAATTCTAACTCAAAGGACGTGTCGGACTGTTCGGATAAGGCAGACACTTTGGACTGGTAGGCGAATAGTTGTGAGCTATCTTTATAGGTGATAAAGTGCTCTTTCTGTATTTGCCTTTGAGTGTGGGTTTCTACTTTTTTGGTTTTGCACCCTACGAGGGCGAGGAACGCTAATAATGCAATGATTATCTTTTTCATAACTATTTTTATTGTTTTCTGATTTCTTTTTCGAGCCACATCATACCCTCTTCTAACTTAGTAATAACAAGTGATAATTCTCTTGTACGTGGCAACTGTTCTACTTTTGCAAGTAGATTATCAAAATCTTTCTTTAGTGCTTTAACATTTGTCATATCTAATGTTTTTAAATATTCTTATACTCTTTTATTGCATCGAAACAAGGGCAGGCTTTGGCGACACCTGGGAAGTCTCTATGCCCTAAAATTTCGGCTTGTGGGTACAAAGCCTTTAACTCTTTGAGGAGCTTTTTTAAGGTTTCTTTTTGGGCAGGAGTGCGGGTGTCTTTAGGCTGCAACGTGTTTTTGTCAATGCCGCCGATGTAGCAGATGCCGATGCTGTCCTTGTTGTGTCCTTCTACGTGAGCAGGTATCTTATTGACATCTCTACCCTCTTCTATGGTGCCGTCGAGGCGAATAACGTAGTTATAACCTATCTCATTAAAACCACGTTGCTTGTGCCAAAGGTCGATGTCTTTGGCAGTGTGGTCTCTGCCCTCTGGTGTAGCGGAGCAGTGAACCACTAAGTAACGGATGTTGCGGGTGCTTTTTTTCATTGCTTATAGTATTAGGGTGAATAGTATAATAAGGGTTATTGCTATAGCCAATGGGTTTACCCATACTACCCAACGGGCGTTGTATTGTGTAGGTGTATTGCTATTATCCCCTAAGAGTTGCTGGTACTGCCAGCATTGGGTGCTATCCATTAGGGGTATATCCGCTTTGGTGAGAGGTGAAAAGTGAAAATACCCAAAGCCAAAGAAACAAGCTACAGCCAACAATGGCAAGAGTATGTATAGCCAGCTATAAAGCTCGGCACAAACAATAAGCCCTCCGATAAGAATTAAGGGTAAGATGATGTTAGCGGAGCGGGTGAAACTTCTTGTTTTACCTGCAAAAGGCACTATATAGTTAAGCGCAAATAATTTGATGATGTGTTTTCTGATTTCCATAGCGATTTGTGTTTAGAGTTAATAGGGGCGAATTATAACTCGCCCCTATTAGGTGGCAAACAAAATATTATTCAGCATTGAAATAATCTGATATACATAAAGCTGCATTAAAATATGTTAGTTCAATAGAGGAACCTGTCTTTCCAAAAGAATGAGTTATAGGTTCATTTCCTCCTTTAATAACAATTCTATCGGGCTTATCACCCATTTTCACAACTTTAAAAACAGAACCTTGTCCCCCATTAGAACGGTTATCTATCTCTAATTCCAATTCTTCCTGATTAAAACCTATATCATAGGCAGTTCCAATAACATTTATTACATCACCTCTTAGTCTATTACTCAACAGTGGAGATAGTTTTACACTAAGTCCAAAAGGAGGTGAATAGGTAGGAATATCTGTAACTTTCTTAAGAAAAACATCTTTAATAGATAAGTCTACGTTATTTTTGATGATAGTTAATGCAAATAACACATCTTCTTCAGTATAATTGTCTATCTGCATTATTGCGGTGGTATCATTTATAAACTTTAAAGGAGGAACTTCATATCGGTTCATAAATTTTCCTATAAATTGAAAACGAATGTTGCCTTCAATAGGTACTATTTTAGCTTCCTTGTTTTCGACTTTCATTCCCAGATAATAAGTACCTTTAGTTACAGATTCTTTCAAAAAACAATGAGCTGATAAACCTTTGTTAGAATTTGGTATAACTGTTTGTTGAAGGATTAAATTATCTGTTAAAAAAGTACTTTTTGTAGCATTTTCAATCTTGTTAGCTAAATCTTGTGCAGTGCCTTCATAGCCTCCTTTGGGTAGCAAATCCGATACATCGGTAGGCTGTAAGCCTTCTAACTTCTGCTTGTGCTCGTTGGTGAAGTCGTTGGTGCTAAGTCCTTTGCCGTCTTCTTTGTTTACTTTTTTGCCGATGAGTTCTTGTAGCTTGGTGTTAGCTTTTAACTCGGTAACGATTTCCTGCAAGGTGTCGAGGTTTACATCATCTACCTGTAGGATGGTATGAATGGCTTGTATTTGGCTTTTCAGTTCCTCGAAAAGGGCACGGTGGGCATTGGTGTCGTTGATGTGGTTGAGCAGCTGCCCTGCCGATGCGGTGTTCTCAATGGTTCTGCTAAGTCCCTCGATGCTGCTCATCGGAATTTGCTCGCTTTTGTGCCAAAAGCTGTCAATCCAAGCAGCGAAATGTTCTTGTGCGGGTTTCATAAAGTTTGAGAACCACTTTTTTAATGTCTTTTTTGGTGTCATATTATTACAAATTTTAAGTTATTACTTATTTAAGGCTTTACGGATTTAAATCCTACATATTTAATAAATTGTACCACGTGGTAAGGTGGCATATTGTTGTGAGGGTGGTCACCGCCAGAAGGTTCTATCCTCATTAAATTTCGTCTATTATAAGTTATCTCGTCTGTGTCCATTGTAAAAGCACTTCCGTTTCCTTTACTATCTCTATCACTACCTGACGCATCATTCACAGTCTCGTGTTTGTGACTAGGCATTTCCTCAACAGAGAGTTTGTGCGAGCGTTCGCCTCCCTGCTTCAGTAGGCTGTTGAGCTGATAGTCTTGGGCGTCATCTTTTGTTTTATTGTAGTAAGGGTCTAAACCGATAGGCATTCTACCACGTAGGTCGGTGTACTCTTCCCATCCTTCAGGTATTTCGTTAGCAGGTTTGCCCCAGATAGCGATGAGCCCAACGGGTATAGCTTGTTTCTGTTTCTTGAGTATTTCTACTTCATCTTTTAACTCTTTCAACGCTTTATTTTCAGCTTTATTTTCGTATAACTCTTGTAGGTTATTAATACGCTTAAAGTCTTCCCAGTTGAAGGTCTTATCAGGTGATGAGTAGCCAAATACAACGGTGCGTATTGTCTCTAAGGTGCGAGAAAAACCGTCCTGAAAGGTTACTTGTGTGGTGTCTTCCCGTATCCATACGGTGTCGTCTTTGGTACCACCTTCAAAGGGCAATAGCTCGCCATTTATATAGACAGTACCTGGGGTGATGGTGTTGCCTACCTCCTCACACCCTGAAATAATTACCTTATTGCCAGCGAGGTGTCCAAAATGGTTAAATAGGTTGTAGGCGTTTTGCATAAAGGCAAGAAATGCCACATCAAAGGGGTAGCCTGCATTGTGTTCGGTATGTAACTTATTCATATTATTTAGTTTCTATTGTCCAACGTTTTCCTGCTAACTTGTAAAAATTCACAAGGGCTTCTAACTTGTATCTATCGTACTCCAAACCTTGAGGGAGTACTACTATAAAATCTACTCCGCCGTCTATATAGTCGCCTCGTTGATAGAGGAAGACTTTGCCTAAAAACAAAGGCTTATTGGCACTGCGGGGGTATATATAGAGCCGCTCGTTCTGCTTGCCGTCTTCTATACGTATGCGCCGCTGCTCGCTGTCGAACTCATCATTGAGAGCCTTCCGAAGGTAGCATACTTGGCTGTTATGAGCGAGGTTGTACAAGTCGGCTGTGCGGGCTTGCTGAAAGGTGTACAGCAACTTGTGCAGGGGCGTTGCCAGCATTCTTAACCACGCCACCAACTTTGGCTTTCGCAGAAAGGTTGGCAGTAAAAGAACTACTAATTTATCAATGTTTAAGGTCATCTTATCTTCGCTTAGTGTTCGCTTAGTATTCGCTTAGTGTTCGGGCAAGCTAACTACTAACATATGTTATATCATTAAAGTTATCAATGGTAAAGTAGCCCGCTGTGGGTATCTTGCTTATTTCAATAGCTTCAAAGGCTCCATAGCCTCCACCGCTGGTGATGTTCTTACTTTGGGCGAGAACTAAGTGCGGTATCTTCACCCCTTCGGCTTGTTGCAGCGCATCAATAAGGTGTGCTAATACTAATTCTCCGTTAAATGGCAGGCGTTTTAAATAGTCTTTAATAGCCGTTTCTACGGGCTTGGTAGCGTGGATAATACTTTGTCCGTTGCCGTCCAATACAAGCGGATCATATACTATCTTCATTTGCAAGTGCAGAATATCGGGTTGGTAGTTCACTACCGATAGGCGTACACCCGCGTCTTTTATCTCTGATAAATAGGCTTCAAAGGCTTGCTTTTGGGGTTCGGTGATAGGTTGCAATTGCTCGCCTTGTTCACCCGCTATTTTTACTATCAAACGCCCCTCGTTTTTGCTCTCAATCACAGCCGAGTACTTCACTATCTTACTTGCTTCTATAGCTTCCTCTGTATGCCCCTGGTTATTGAACTTATCGCTGTCGGGTAGCAAATCAAAACCATACTGAAAGGCAAGGGCTTTGCTGCGATACCAACGTGCCGTATGGGGTTTGAGTTCGGCAAGGCGTTTGTCTATATCAGCCCTGTGCTGGTCGAATAGCTTCTCCAAACTCCATATAGCCACCGCTATAATATAGACCCACAATCGCCATATAGCTACTTTGGAGGTGCTGTTGAGGCTTTCCAGTGCGTGCTCTTGTGCTTTGGCTTGGAGGATAAGGGTTTGTATTTCTTGTATAGTGCGTGCCATAGGTTAATGATTGATAATTAGGGGTTGTAAGCTCTCAATGCGTTGTTTGCCTTTTTCAAAGTACTCTTCGTCTATTTCGGTAGCAATACCACGCATACCCATATTGTGCACGGCTTCCATACAGCTCATAGAGCCAGCAAAGAAGTCGGCTACTACTATCTCATTGCGGGGTTTGTCTTTTGGGATAACTAGTGCTAACAGACGCTCTAAAAGGCGGGCGGGTTTTTGAGTGGGGTGAAGTCGCTTAAACCTTTCGTAATATACTTTGATAATAGAGCTTTCTCGCATTCCTTCCTTTATTGCTTTCAAACACATTGTAGGTATAGAATAAATGCCGATTGAGTTTTTAGAAATAGTGCACCCACTGGTTTTGTCATTTCTTTTTTTGCTTATATTAATATGCCCCGTTCTCAAGTATTCTTTCATAAAATCTAATTCCTTAGTATTATTTAATGCCGACTTAATTCGGTTAATATCACCAACCAAAGTATCTATATTATGCTGTTTTACTTCTAAGTAAGGAACTTTAACATCTGCATTTATACTCCCTTTCTCTTTTGTATATATAGAGATTGTCTCGTGGAAGCGTTGTATTGGTAAAGTAGGAGAAGTACAAAATCCCTTATTCCAAATCACCTCTTCTTTAAATACAAAGCCTAAGCCGTCTAATATGGTATTCCAACGATAGAATGATGTGCCACGCCCAAACATCACGATAAAGCCTTTTTTAGTAAGTAGTCGCTTACATTCGGTAAAGAATTTGGGTTCGTCAAAAGGGCGTTCCAGCTTTTGGTTTTTGAGGTACAGATAAGGTGGGTCAATGCAAATTACATCAATACTCTCATCAGGAAGAGTTGCCATTACCTCTAAGTTATCGGCGTTGTATAATTGTAGGTTATTCATAAGGTTTTTATTCTTTACTTACTATAAAATCAAGGTTTATTGCCCATATACTGATGCCTTCAAGGCGTTCAAACACCTGTTCGTCTTCTTTGGTGAAGGCAGTGGCGGGCTGCAAGTTCTTTGCGGTGTAGTAGGCTAATATATCTTTGTTAGTGAACGCCTCTGCGGGTAGTACTAAGGTATTGCCTGCCACAACCTCATCGGTGATGTTAAGGGCATTGGCTTCGGCAAACTCAAAGATGCTTTCTATCGTGCCTGTGTGTTGCAGGGCGAGGTCTAAAAGGCTTTGATTATGTAGGGCTGTTACTGTCATTTTATTTATTTGCCTGCGGTGGCTCACCGCTTGCCGTTGAGTTGCTTGTACTTTTTAAGTTCGGTGAGAAGTTCCTCTACTGAGGCTTCTAAGTCCTTAATGCGCTGGTTAGCGCGTTTGAGTTCCTCAATAGCGTTGGCGTACTTGGCACCTAAGTCTTCTATCATTTCGCGATAGATTTTCACGGCTTTATCTACATTGTCCAGCTCATTGGTTTGTAGCTCCATTTGTTGCTTGGGTCTGCCGAAAAACCAACCCGCTAAGCCCGATAATACCATACCGATAAACGAACCAAAATGCTCTTTAAGTACTTCTGTTATCCATTCCATTGTGATATGTGTTTTTAAGTTATTGTTCCTTTTCCTACGCTTGTTGTTGTTCCGCTTTGAGCAGCTGCCGTTCCTGCTGTGCTTACACTGATACCAGGGGCTACTGTTACCTCGCCACTGCGCACAAAGGCGTCAATAAGGCTTGCTAAGCGTTCTGCGTACTCTTCTGTACTGCTATCGGTTTTGGTAAGCATATCCTGCTGAAGGGTGATAATGCCTTGTTTGAGTTGTTCTTTGTTTAAACCCATAACTGATTTATTTTATTGTTAATCTCTTCAAACTTCGCTACATTCTGCGGGGCAAAGTTGCCAGCCCCTGCGGGGGTTTGTATGATTGAGGTTCTAAGTTCGTTTAAAAGCTCGTTTAAAAGGGTTTTAAAATCGGCTTGCTCATTTTTGAGTTGCAGTTTGCCGTCTTCTATCTTTAAGGTAAAACCTCCCAAGATGCATTCTACTTTCTCCAGCTCGGAGGTTCCTACTACTATTGCCGTTTCTTTATTGATAAAAGCCACACATACCAGCGAACCTACTTTTGGTTGTAGGTAAAAACCTCCTTGTTCAAAGTCTACTACTAAATACACATCGTTAATGGGGGAGCTGCCGTCTAAGGGACTTACATCAGCGGTTTTAGCTTCCTCATCCACAGAGGTTACCTCGCACACTTTAGCGTATAGTTCCTGCCCCGTATTGGCTAATTGTTGTATCAATTCTTTTATCATAGTTTTTATTTGCCTGCGGTGGCTCACCGCTTGTCGGCAGAGACTCTCTGCCCTAATTCAATCTTTTGTCGGTAGCCGTTGGTGCCGAAACTAATCTCATTCTTTTTCACTAAATAAGTACCACTATTGCCGTCAGAGGCGTGTATTTCCACCATATCGCACTTGCTTACTTCGGGTACGCCAAAGGTCTCAAATGAGCCCTTAAAGCCGCTTTGTTTGTAGCGTTCTAAGGCTTGTAGGGCGTACTTCTTTAGTTCCTCCTCTGTTAGTCCGTCTATGCGGAGCTTTATCACCTCGCCGTCTTTGTCGCCGTACTCGTAGGTAAGTTTTTTATGCTTGGCGTTAAAGCTCTGCGCCTCTACACGTACCCTTATATCGTCTTTTTCTCTATAGGTAAAGTCCTCACTGATGATGTTTTTGCCGTGCTTAAAAAGGTGCTTATCGCGGTTGTCTGTAGGATAAGCTAAGCCGATGTACAACACCGATTTGCCGTCTATAAATCTAAAATAACTACTCAACATTACCTTGTCCTTCAGTTCCTGCAACTCTTGCGATACATTGGGCTGGGTGATACGCCACGCCCCTATATGAATGTTATCGTCAATGAGTTTGTAGCTGATATTTGTACCTTTGAGCAGATGTTCCACTATCTCTTTGAGGGTAGCGTTCTTAAAGGCTTTAGGCTCGGCTTTTAGCGATTTGAGTAGGAACATACCGTCTTCACACTTTATGGTGATAGGCACTTTGGCATCTACCGAACGCACATAACCCGCAAAGCGTACCTTTAAGTCATCATCATAACCGAGCTCTACCGTAATGCGGTCGCCTCGCTTGATTGGGGGGGTACCTTTTTCACTTACATAGCCTTGCCAGCGAATATTACGAGGCAACTTCAGTTCGCAAGTATCGGTAAGGTTGCTTGTATCTTCTACAATGTTACATTCTGAAAGAGCCGTAAATACCCACTTTTGCTCACTCTCTATCGTTATTTTACTTACTAATCTTAGCATCTCTTTTTTAATTAATTGCCTGTGCGGCTCGCACTTCGTAGGGTTCGTCTGATAGCATTTGTACCTGTACGCTTTGGCGATTGCTGTGGGTTTCCTGCTGTAAGGAGAAAGAGGTTACCACTGCCGACTTGATACCAAAGGCATAGAGAAAGTCGCTTTCCACTTCCACAGCTTCGGGAGTAGTGAGTAGCTTGCGCAAGGTTTCTAACTGACTTAACGGGTAGTCCTGCTTTGGCAATAAAAACGCCTCGTCAGCTTGCTCACCAGGTTCACCTTCATAATCGGTAATAGCGAGGTCGAGGGTAATGCTGTAGTCACCATTGCTGATATACTCCTTAATCGTGCCGTCACGCCCTTGTAGAGGGGTAGTAACGATGTTGCGCTGTTGGGTTATTGAGATAATCACTTCGGGGAACAATAAGCTATAACGTTCGCCCTCGTGGTGGGTACTCATACGCAAGGAGGTAAGCCAAGGGCGGTTTTCTAAGTCGCTTGTTGCGATAAACTCGCCGTCAAACTTCTTAACCTCTAAAGGCTTGCTCGCTTGCATACCAAAACGAAAAGCCAAGTTTAAGGCTACCGTTTTGGCAATCGTTTCGGGTTGGGGTTGAAAGTTAAAGTGTATCATATTCGTCAATCATTTGAGGAGGCAAAATCTACGGCAGCCGTGCGGAGAATTTCGGTAACAGCTTGCAATAGCTGTTGTCTGTCTATACCTTTTTCAGTATTCATATACACGTTAAAGTTATCCATCATCTTGCCAATGGTAAGGTTACGCACTTTGTTTTCACTTTTGCCTTTGTCGCCTCCTACCCCCGTGCTATTCATTGTTTTGGAAGCTGCCACGCCCCCAACGGTAGGTACCGTAGGTTTGTTTTTGGTAAGGTCGAAGCTGTCTTTGTTTTCTACTACTGTTACCTCTTGGGGTTTGTCGTCTTTTTTAGTGTTAGCCTTTTCCTCATCAGACACTAAATTCATATTCTTGCGAAACTCCTCTACACTGCCAGCGGCATTTGTAGCCCATTGCCAGCCTGTAAGCTCCGCCACCCAACCTAATATTTTTTGCAAAGGATGCATAATCACATCCAACAGCACCAACCCTATACGCTTAAGCGCACCTAATATACCTTCCGACTCAAAGGCTTCGGCGATGCTATCCCAATGTCGCTTAATCATCATAAAAGCACTGATGAGCGTTCCAATAGGGAATAACAGCACTAATATTGTACTACCAAAGCTATCAAAGTACTTAATAGCGGTAACAACATAGCCTATAAGTAAGGCAACACCTGTAGCGATAAGGAATACAGGGTTCATATTCATTACGGCATTCAGCACGCCCTGTGCTACAGCCATTGCTTTGGTTACCCCTGCCCAAATAGTTGTTTTTACCGACAGAATACCAGCCCATAGGGCAGCGCGTTTTTCGGCATTGGTTAAGAAGGTAATGCCATTGTAAAGCCCAACCACCAAAGGTATTAGGTTTGTCATATCTTTTACAATATTACCTATAGCCCCTGCATAACCAAAAGCCCCACTCGTTGCATTGAAAATAGAAATCTTAAAGTCTTCTACTTGAGCGGTAAGGCGTGCGTTCTTTTCGGCGGTACTCTCCATAATTACCCCTGCTTGCTCTACTGCCGAGTTGGTTCCCTCAATACTTTTGCTCATCGCCTCAGCCTCGTCAGCCGTATTGATAAGGGCAATGGCAGCCGCCATATTTTCTTTACCAAACACCTTAGTCATCAGTGCCGTATCGCCTTGTATCTTGCGCAAAGTCTTTAGGCGTTCGTGTAGCGGTATGCTGCTATTTGCCAAATAGTCGGTGCTAATACCCGCAGCTTTGAGTCCATCGGCAGCCAGTTTGGAAGTAAAGCGACCTTCCGAAAGAGGTGCGAGCCGCACAAGCAATTATTTTCACTCACTACAAAAACTGCCCGTGCGGCTCGCACCCATTTCTATGGCTTTCAGTCCCTCACCTGTAACGCCCGTGATAGCTGAAAGCTCTGCGAGGTTCTTTTCAAGGGCGATACCAGGGGCGTATAGGTCGGATATAGCGGTGGAGGCTCTATCTGTTAGGCTAAGAAGTGCCTCTAAGTTCAAATTAGGTAACTTAGTGCTTTCTTTTACAGTTTTAGCTACCCCCTCAATAGCTTTTGTAGTGTTTTCGGAGAAAGTGTTGAGCGTTTGATTGATTTGGGTAATTTCAGCTTGTAGTATATCAATGTTTTTAAACAAGCCGACAAATATAGCCGACACATCATTGCCGCCTGCCACATTAAAATTTATTCCGAAATTAAACGAGTTATTCATTTTAATTTTGTATATTTGCCGTGTTAAACATTGTTACTTATGAAAGCACTATTTTGGCTCGTTTACGCTTTATCTTTTGTAGTATTCGTTATAAGTTCTGTACTATGGAACCTTTACGAGGTAGGGGCTGTTAGTATATACATCAGCTTGTTTATATTTTTCTTTTGCTTGGTATATAGCAATACCTACCCCGATAGGGTGAAACTACCCACCCATAAGCACCTTAAATAACTCTGCTTGGTTTTGCATACGCCAGTGTTCTAACCACATTGCTTGCGCATAGAGTTTGCACCATTGGCTGGCTTGCAGGCTTTCGGGGGCTACCCCAAAGTTGGTACGTATGAGTGCCTCTGCTTTCCATTCTTCTCTGTTCATAGGCTCTACACTATCCTTATCAGATAGCAACGAGCCTACAAGTTTTTTGCATTTGCCTTTGTTTGCTGTATGCGTGCCAATAAAGCTTCTACGGCTTTGAGCTTCAATAAATCGCGGTTTGCAATTGCCTCATCGGCTTTTACTACACAATTAACGTATGCAGCTTGGGCTGATTTTACCTCTTCTGTCTTAGCTATTTTGGTAATAACCTCCAATTGCTTAAAGGTAGGTTCTTTGAATATCACTTGGTAGGTTTTACCTTCTGAGGCTACTTCCACCAGTACCAGCTCGCCGTGTTCCTTTTTAAGGGTTTGTATTTCGGCTTCTGATAGCCCACAAATAGTAGCGGGCTTTTCACCAAAAGCATAAGGGTTCTCTTCTACGAACATAAATTTTTCTTTTTCCATAATAATTAAATGCTTTTATCTACTACGTGACTTACAATAAGGGGTAATTCAACTTCTTTGTGCATATCGCCTTCTTTCCACTCAAAAGGTGTTTTTTGAAATTCACAATTCTTTAGTATATGAGTTACCAAGGGCTGATTATCGGGCTGATAATTCACCGTGATAGGGAAAGGGGCAATGCGGTGTAATTGTCCGTTAGGGGCTTTAGCTTTCAGTGCCATTGCCGTTGAGGCAAGCACAGTGATAGAAGCGGTAGTCTTCACTCTACCATACCCACGACTCACAGGGTGGCGACCAGCACCATATACGTTCTCTTTCTCCTGCTCCTCTTCGTACTTTATGGCAACAATACCCGTAACGGGTACATCCGCAATAGTGCAGATAATATCTGCCCATCCGTATTCTCTTCCGTTGATAAGGGGTTCGTGTTCTAACATTTTAAAGTGCTTTTAAACTATTATTAAATTACTATACACTAAGGGCAAAGCCAATAGCTACTTCTATCTCGCGCATAGTGCCTACGGGTACAATCTTGAGTACTACCTCTAATTTGGAGGTTTGCAAAATACGCTGGCGTGGGTTGATATACACCTTATACCCGCTGAGCTCTCCGTTGCGCTTCATTGCATCCAAGGGCTCTTCGCATAAGGCACTAATAGCTGATACGGTTGCCGTTTGGTGCGAGCCGCACACCCCCATTATCCACCACAAAAATCCCCCATTCCCCACACCCCCACAAATACCTGTCACCTTACGTAACAACTATTTGACATTCCCACACATTCTCCCTACCTTTGCACCACAAAACACCGCTTATACGAACACTAACCGAACACAAGGCGAACACTAACCGAACACTAACCGAACACTAATTGCCCGTGTGGCTCACACCGAACACAACCCCAATTCAAAATCCAAAATCCAAAATCCAAAATTCATAATAAAAATGCGAAAAAACACCCTCCTAAAATACCAAGCCATCTTAGCAGAACTCGACAGCCACAACCTGCGCGACATTCCCATCACCGTCATCTGGCGAAAATACATCTACCCCAAATACTTCATCTCACGCAAAACCCTCTACCAAATCATCAAAACAATGAGCCAATTAGAAAATTAACAAAGAAGTTAATTAGCTAATTGGTTAATTTGCAAATTATCCCTACCTTTGTTCCCATAATTTAATAACTCAAATATGAAATATCCAAACAATATACGCGAAGCAGAACTAAAAAATAAAGTCGGTCAAGATTGGTTCGCAGGTTTCGATACCACCCGAATCATCGGAAATATAGATTTCTCAGTATTCCCAGCCAAAGGACTATTCAAAGCAATGCCCCTACTATGGGCTGAAGCCAAAAAAGGCGATTACGATATAATCAAAATGTTCGTGCAACTCATCCTCACTATAGGTAAAGAACGCACCTTCAACAAAATGATACCCCCTACCTTCTTAGGCGCCTTCGATTGCACCAAAATAGCCTTCCTACCCTACAACTCCATTCACGACGTCTTCACTATGAACGACTTCAATTGGAACGTAACACCCTCCAACCAAAAAACGAAGGAATTCCAGCTCCTTAAAACACGCATCGAAAACAGCCTACAAGAAAACACCTATACTTTCAACTACCTAAAAGATGAAAAACAACTCCAGACATTCATCAAACAAAACGTCCTTACAAGTAACGAAAAAGCAAAACAAACCATCACTCCCAATACATTCTTTCCTACCTACCTCCGTTGGCTCGACATCGTAAAACCCATTATAAAAGTAGATTGGAATGAACTCAAAAAACACAAAATATTAGACTGCGACTTCTACCTCGCCGACCTCTTTGTAGACGATAAAGGAACCGAAAATATCGACGACGACACCGCCATCGCCGATAACCTTTTCGTCATCTTCGAAGATAGAAAATACAAAATACGAAAAGAAAACCTTAAAGGTCTCCTTTTCGACCAATCCATAGAAATCACCAACAAAAAAGCCTATCAAAACTTCTGGAAACTCTACAAACGCCCCCCACACGAAAAATTTTACGACTACATAATGCAACGCCGAGAGCTCCTCGTACCACAAGACATACGTGAGTACACCGGAGCCTACTTCACCCCACGACAATGGGTAGTCCTCTCACAGCAATACCTCACTAACTACTTAGGCGAAAATTGGCAAGACGAATACTACATCTGGGACTGCGCCGCCGGTACTGGTAACCTATTGGCTGGGCTCACCAACAAATACAACATCTACGCCTCCACCCTCGACCCCGCCGATGTAAACGTAATGCGTGAACGCATTACACACGGAGCCAACCTATTAGACTCACACATTTTCCAGTTCGACTTCCTCAACGACGGCATCACTAAAGACAAAAACGGCAACCTCATCTCCTCTCTCAAAGATTGCGAGAAAATCCCCCAATCCCTCAGAGACATCCTAAGCGACCCCGAAAAAACCAAAAAACTCATCGTCTACATCAACCCACCCTACGCTGAAGGCGATAACATCAAAGGAGAAGGAAGAAAAGGCGTACACATAAGCCTTATTCATAATAAATATCAAAAACTAATGGGAGAAGCAAGTAGCGAACTTTTTGCTCAGTTCCTAATGAGAATTTACAAAGAAATCCCTAATTGTCAGCTTGCAAATTTTTCAAAGTTGAAAAATTTGCAAGCTCCTAACTTCTCGGATTTCAGAAAAGAATACCGAGCGAAGCTCGAAAAAATTTTTTTAGTACCCTCCAAAACCTTCGATAATGTCAAAGGATCATTCCCCATCTCATTTCAAATATGGAATACCACCCAAAAAGAAACCTTTACACAAATAGAAGCTGATGTTTATAATAAAAAAAGCGAACCCCTAGAACCTAAACACATCGCCGTCTATAACCGAAAATACATTAGCCAATGGCTCGAAACTATATCCCAAAAAATATCAACCAACTATATAGGGCATTTAGCCTCCGTAGGTAACGATTTTCAAAACCAAAGAATGTGTTTCATCGATAACAAAGAAAAATCTAAATGGAAAAAAGGAGGACGCCACACCCGCATCACTCCAGAAAACCTCATACCTATAGCAGTCTATCTATCCGTCCGCCACTGTATCCCCGCTACTTGGATAAACGACCGCGACCAATTCTTTTATCCTGAAGACACTTGGCTAACAGATAAAGAATTTCAAACCAATTGCCTCATTTTTACACTATTCCACTCTCAAAACAACGTAAGTAGCCGTGAGGGAACAAACTATTGGATACCCTTTACCGAAGAAGAAGTTAACGCCCCTGAAAAATTTGAAAACCACTTTATGAGCGACTTCCTAAAAGGAAAACTTACCAAAACTACACAACAAGAAGTCGTACAACTGCGTTTTGAGTTAGAATATCCAGACGAGAAAACCCCAAATTCACAACCTCAATCCTCAATACAAAAAATAAACATCCAAGAAGAACAAATGAGCCCTACAGCTAAGCAAGTATGGCAAATAGCTAAATCCTTATGGCAATACTACCTCTCTCAACCCAATATAAATGTGAATGCCTCATTCTACGACATCAAAGAATACTTTAAAGGGCGAGACGAAGAAGGTAAAATGAATAAAAAAAGCAATGATGAGCAATTTAACAACTACACCAAAAACCTAAATCAAGCAATGAAAGCCCTAACAAAAGAAATAAAAACCAAAGTATACCAACACAAATTCCTTCTCTAACCCCCCCACACACAAAGCCCGCCACCAGCGGGCTTTTCCATTTCCTCATTTCCTCATTTGCTAATTTGCTAATTTGCTAATTTCCCCATTTCGTAACACCCCCACCCCAAAAGGTTACAACCATTTGCAACCCCACTTTTCCCACCCTACCTTTGCACCGTCAAACCAAAAAAACTAAATCAAAATGGGAAAAAGCAAAGCAAACTACGCCATCACAGGACTCAGCGGTAAAGTCGGCAAAATATTCGTATACCGCCAGCGAGGCGGCGAAACCATCGTCGCTACACCACCCGTGCGCACCGCACCACCCACACCCAAACAAATCCAACAACAAACCAAATTCGCCCAAGCAGCCACCTACGCACGTAACGCCCTTTTAGACCCCACCCTAAAAGCCGACTACACCGCCGAAGCCAAAAAACGCCAAAACGTATCCCCCTACAATATGGCAATGACCGACTTCCTACGCCCGCCCCAAATCACCAACGTAGACCACTCCGCCTACACAGGCGACACCTCCGACCAAAAAATCATCATCGAAGTAGCCGATGCCTTCAAAGTCGTTAGTGTCAAAGTCAAAATCATCGCAGCCAATAGCAGCCCCCTCGAAGAAGGCAGCGCAACCCTCGTCAAAGGCAAGTGGGAATACAACACCACCGCAAACAACGCCACCCTTACCGGCACCAAAATCACCCTCACCGCCACCGACCGCCCCGGCAACACCACCACCAAAGAAATCACACTCTAACTAGTCGCTAGTCATTAGTAAGTTAGTCCTTAGTCCTTAGTCGTTAACAGATGCCGCACAGGCTAACGCCTAACGACTAAGGACTAACGACTTTAAACTAACAACAAATCAATATATTATGGAAATACTCAAAGAACCCCTATTAGCATTCATCAGCCTATTCCTTTCCACACTCGTAGGCTGGCTCTTCGGACGCCGAAAACAACAAGCCGAAACACAAACCACCGAACTCGACAACGTCGATAAAGCAATCCACATCTACCGACAAATGATAGACGACCTATCCCAAAAATACGCCCACGCCATCGAAGAACTCAAGCAAGCCAACGCCCGCATTAAAGACTTAGAAGCCTCTGTAGAAGAACTTTTAACAGAGCTTAAAAAGTACAAGCACTAACCTCTACACCTTATCCTACAGCATACGGACATCACACAAAGCGTTTTTGAGTTGGCGGGCGTTAGATACTGCCGATATTATCTATGACCACGCCAAAGAACGTTACGACAGGGCGATAGAGTACCTTAATAAGCTCGCTAAGGGTAAGGTGAATATCAGTTCGCTGCCTATCCTTCCTCACACAGAGGAAACCGAAGAGCAAACAACCCCTTTTGTATATGGTTCACGCACTAAATTTAATCACTAATAGCGGTTAGTCGCTAGCCAGCGACTCACTCTAACGACTAATGACTAAATACTAACGACTAAAATGAAAGATATAATCGTAACAACTGAATATGATTTGGAGGTCGTAGGGGGCGACTTTGTCGCTAATGAAAGTACTGCCCAGCAGGTGGAGTTCCTTTTGCTCTCCAAGCAAGGAGAGTGGAAGGAGTCGCCTATTACAGGTTGTAATATTCAGCAAGCAAAGAATGGTAGTATTACCCGCGCCCTTGATAGGCATATACGCATCCAATTAGAAGCAGACGGCTTTAGTGCCGAAGTACTACAAATCACCGAAAAAGGTATTAATGTTAAAGGAAAATACAAGCAATGAAACCCTATAAGAACTATAAGAAACCTAAGAAAGCGGGCAATAACAGTCTGCAACCTACTCGCAACATCGTTCCCAAGGCAATGGCACGTACCCGTGCCGATGTACTTACGTGGAAAAATGCAATGGCAATGGCAGAGAACGTAGAAAACCCAAAAACGTTCCCCTACTATAATCTCGTGCGTGATATGCTCCTTGATGCGCATACTACCTCACAAATAAAGAACCGAAAGCTGAAAACGATTTCGGCTAACTTCAGCATACAAAAGGCTAATGGCGAAACACACGAAGAGCTAACCAAAGCATTACAAAAGTCAGTGTGGTTTAATGAGATTATAAGCCACATATTAGACAGTGAGTATTTTGGTTATACCCTTATAGAGCTCAATAGGCAGGTAGCACCTGCGGGCAGTAATGAAGTGTCTTTTTCGGATGTAGAAGTAGCTTTAGTGCCTCGCCAAAATGTAATACCTCAAAAGGGTATTATCCTAAAAGATTATACCGATGATAGGGGATTAGACTATATAAATGCCTCCGAGTACGGCACGTAGCTGTTAGACTTTGGCAAGGCAGGCGATTTGGGGCTTATCAATCAGGCAATACCACATATACTTTTCGGTCGCTTTGCCCAAAGTTGCTGGTCGGAGTTGTGCGAGATATATGGCATACCTCCTCGCGTAATGAAGACAAACACCCGCGACAAACAAGCCCTTGCACGTGCCGAGAAGATGATGACCGATATGGGGGCTGCCGCTTGGTTTATTATTGACGAAACCGAGCAATTCGAGTGGGCTACCAATGGCGTACCCGCCACTGGTGAAGTGTATAACGGACTCATAAAACTGTGCCGTGATAACATCTCCTTACTCATTTCGGGGGCTATCATCGGACAAGACACTAAGTACGGAAGCAAGGGTAAAGAAGTAAGCTCGCAAGATATGCTACAAGCCCTTGTGGATGCCGACCAAACAATGGTAGAGCAGTATATGAATGATAAAGTGCTACCAGCCCTCTATGCCATTGGGGTACTCCCCGAAGAGGGCTTATCGCTCGTATATGACCAAGTGGAAGATATTGGCGAACTGTGGACACGCACTAAGGAAATACTGCCTTATAAAGAAGTATCCGATGAGTGGCTTAAAGAAAAATTCGGTATTGAAGTAACAGGAAACAAAGCCCCCGTAGGCAATTTGCAAGCAGGACAACTAACACAGCTATCGGCTTTTTTCGACTAAGCCCCGAAATTATGCCCGCGGTGGCTCACCGCTATTTCGGGGCTATGCACCAAAGTTTAGCCTTACAGTACGCCCCCTGCGATTGTCAGGCGTGCCAAGAGGCAAGATTAGCATCCTCACCCCAAGCCCCTCTCCCAAGTAGAGGGGTGAAAGACCTTACCAAAGTGGCTAAGAAAGCGTTTGATTATTTGCATAAGAGAGGCAGTTATAAACCCGAAGATTTAACGAAATACAAAGCCTACCGCGACCTTATTACGGCAACCTCCGAAGTGTTTAACACCGCTATCCCTCACGAGGTGCCCGATGAGATGAGAACCTATTTAGAGAAAGATGTATTTATCTTTTCAGGGCTCAAAACCCATACGCAACTCACAGAAGCCCGTAGCAAACTAAAAGACGAACAGGGCAATGTGCGCCCTTATTATCAGTTTGAACAAGATATTTTAAAGCTCAACAATACTTACAATCGCAACTACTTAGAAGCCGAGTATCAGTTTGCCGTACAGAGTGCTCAAAGTGCCGCTAATTGGGCTAACCTGCAAACCGACACGAGCCGTTATTGGTTGGAATATCGCACCGCAGGTGATGAGCGTGTAAGGCAAAGCCACGCCGCTTTGGCAGGAATATGTTTGCCCAAAGACGACGCCTTTTGGACAGAGTACTACCCACCCAACGGCTGGCGTTGTCGCTGTACCGCTGTGGAAATCTTGGCACGTGAAAACACCAAAAGCAACCCCGAAACTGCCAAAAAGGCAGGTGAGGCAGCTACTACCCAAATAGGGAAGAGCGGTAAGAATAAATTGGAGATGTTTCGCTTTAACCCAGGGCAGGAAAAGAAGGTATTCCCGCCTAACAATACTTATACCCAAGTAGTAGGAGCTGGGCAAGTACAAAAAGAGTTAGAAGCAGATACTTCTGTATATGATAAAGATGTGTATAAGTTTTTAGACAAAGACGAACAGAGTGTTGCCTCAAGCTGGTACTATAAGAATGCTATCGAAATAAATAATAAAATACGCCCTTGTGAGGCTTTGTGCGTACACGAATATACTGATAAAATATATCGCAAAGTAAATGAATATTTGAGAGAAAACAAGCCTACAAATGAAGAACTTAATAAGTATGTGAAAGTAACCAATAGCGGGCTTAATAAATTACAAGTATATCAGGGGGTAGTATACAGAGGAACGTTTTTAACAGAGCAACAAATACAGAAGTACAAAGAGGCGTTTAAGAAAGGAGAGGTTTGGATAGAAAAAGGTTTTACCTCATCGTCTATGGAAATTAACACTGCTTTTGAAGGAAATGTACGCTATGAAATTATATCTAAAACAGGAGTAATGGTAGAGAAACTATCAGAATTTCACAATGAAAAAGAAGTATTATTTAAGTCTAATAAACAGTTTAAAGTGTTAGATGTTACTGAAAGTAAAGGCAAAACATATATTAGACTGGAGGAAATTTAAGCAACAGCTACTTCCCCCATTCCTGCGGACGATTGCATTTTGTCACAAAAATGGCGTTGAACTCTAAGTACCTCTTCTAAGTCCTCTTTGGAAAGGTACTCACGGAGTTTGTTTATTTCTGTTTCATAAAAATCAAACTTTTCAAACCAAGGCATACCTTGTGGAGCTTCTATTTTATGAACAGCTTCGTAATATTCTTTAAGTGTCATAACCTTTATTTTTTCGCAAAGATACGAATTTATTTTAAATGTTGTACTATTCACATCAAAAATATTTTTTAAATGGAGTTTAAAGACTTTTTAAATCACATCCTAACGGATACCAAAGTGAAGCTCACAGAAGCGTTTGACCGCAATTTTGAGCGTAAGGCTTTCTTTGATGATAAGTGGGCTAATACCCTTATACCCAATAGGCGTGGCTCGCTAATGATGCGCACAGGTACGCTAAGGCGGTCTATCCGTAGTAGCATTGAGGGTACTACTATCCGCTGGACAAGCTCGGTGCCTTATGCCGATATTCAAAACAATGGTGGCGAAATTGAAATAACGGCTAAAATGAAGCGTTATTTTTGGGCAATGTATTACAAAGCTGTTGGGGCAGCCAAAGGGCGCAAAGGGGCTGCACAAAAGGCTTTTTCGGTAGAAGCAGAACACTGGAAAGCCCTTGCCTTGAAAAAGGTAGGCGACAAACTAAAAATACCCAAACGGCAATTTATAGGCAATCATACTGAAGTAAAACGTATGGTAGCCGAAATAGTAGATTTCAATATAAAAGAAGCATTAAATAACATACACCAATGAAAGCATTATTAGAGAAAATACAACAGCAAGTAAGCGAGATTGCAGAACTTAAATACATAGACGAGAATTGGGGGCAGTTAGATTATTACAGTCCTAATATGCCTGTGCAATTCCCTTGCGCCCTGATTGATGTGCAGCAGGTGCAGTTTACCAACCTTGGTAGGGATATGAGTAAGAAGCCTGTACAACGACAAATAGCGCAGGTAGTGCTTAAAATAACCATAGCGGATATACGGCTTACCAATAGCAGTATGCAGGCACCAAGGGCACAAAAGGAGCGAGTGTGGGCTATATGGGATATTATAGAGAAGATTCATAGGCAACTACACGGGGTGTCGTTGGTACCTAATGTTTCACCACTGATTAGGAGTTCGCAGCGTAGAACGTTGCGTGATGATGGAGTGCAAGAATATGAAGTGTATTACAATTGTGAAGTGCAGAATTGTTAGTACAAGCCGCACGGATAATTAGGCGTAGGCTTGTAGTTCGTTATCTACATCTATGCTTAGAATTTTGTAGAGGGTGCCTCGTGAGATATAGAATTTGGGGTATATAAATTCACGCCATATTACCGAAATAGGCATATAGCGATAGTCGTGGCGATTGAACTCGTCCATTACAGCTTTGTAGCGGAGGAGCTGGTTACGCTGGTAACTCTGCTTTTTATGGGGTGTTTTTAGAGGCATTGTTTTTAAGGAATTGATTTTACAAGTGCAAAAGTACGATATAATTAGTAAATATACAAATTAGCAAACGAGCCAATTAGCAAATGTAATAGTGCTAACTGGCTCGTTTTTTATTGCTTGTTGCCTGTGTGGTTCACACTTCCCATCGTTTTTGATTGAGGTAGGTCTCGGCGTAGGGCATTGCGGTGTTGTCAAGTTTCTTTTTGTTTCGCTCTTTCTCTATGCCTATGAAGGCTTTAATAACCTCTTCGGGCTTGAGCTTCTCAAACTTGCGCTTGGCGACTGCCTTAGTGCCGATTTTGCCGTATGCCTCCCAAAAGTCCTCAAAGGTAATACTTATGGGTACGGCTTTTATCTCTATGCTTTTCCGCAGGATGGGGTGGCTTTGTAGGGCTTGTATTCGTGCCTCATTATAGGGGAATATTTCGGGGCTTAAAAGCCATTCCCAGCCTTTGGAGGTGAGTGGCTCACCTACGCTTTTAAAGGCTATTAAATTGCCATTTAAATCGTAACTAAAGCAGTGTTCGGCTCCTGACCTGCGGCTTTTCATATAGTATTGTGTTTCCATTAGGCTAATTGTTCGTTAATATCGTTAATGATGGTTTGTAGGGTGTTTTTCTCGTAAGGAAGGTGACTCTTAATGGTTAGGATATAGGTAAGGTAGTTTTCTAACATATCGGCTTCGTAGAGTTTAAGGGATAGTTTGCGTTTTTTTTGCTTGATGAAGCTTATACAAAAACGAGTGATTTTGATACTTACTTCGCACATTAAGCTGTAGCGTATGCGTTGCTCGCGGGTGTAAAAAATAGGTTGCTCTATGAAAGTGGCACGGGCAAGGACTTCGGCTTGGTCTCGTGATAAAGTAAGGGTGATTTTCATTGGTTTTATATTTTAATTAAGTAAGCGGGCATCAAAATAAAGTTGTCAAACTCAAACCCGCATAGGTGATGTCTGTCATTTTTTGAGTATTGTGCAAAGGAGATGTTAAGCGGTTTGCATCGGGGGTACTCTTCATTGAGCTCTTTAGCTTTTTCGATGATGTATTCTTTTATTTTATCCAACTCCTTTGCTTGGTATAGTTCTCCTTCCATTCCTCTGAGGAAACAAGAGAATTGCTCTTGCAACTTGTTCTTAGTTTGTATGCCACCGACTAAATTGCAATAATAGTGTGTGGGTGTTTCTTTCATTTTAAATGTTGTTTAAATTGTTATTCATCTTCAGCTTCTTCTGAAAATTCTAAGCTGTCAATTTCGTAGGTGTAATGAGACGGTACTCCGTTATAGCCTACATCGGTAATAAGTTTTATTGCTTCTTGGTAGGGGTGATTGGTTAGAGGGTCGTTATCCTCACTATATACCATTCCTTCTTTGTACATAGCTTGTAATTGCTGTGCTACTTTTTCAGTAACTTCTCCGCTAAATCTAACTTGGTATGTTACTGTTATGCCTAATTCGTCAATTGTTACTTTTTTGTTATTCATCTTTTACAAATTTGCCGTTAATCATTCTTCCTTTTCTGTTTTTGATTTCACTGTAGGCGATGTTTAGGCACTCCTCAAGGGTGGTGTTATACAAGTCAGCCAAAGTATACAAACAATCAAATATCAACGATATACAAAGGCTTGTGGTATGACTTATTTTTGTTTTATAAACACAAGCACTTCTCATCAATCCTGATAAGGTTTCATTGATTGTAATTGATGTATATATGGCTTTTGCATACTTATCATAGGTTGTCTTTTTGTACTTGCCAAAAAAGGATACAGCATCTCCATCTATCATATAGCAGTAATTGATAAGGGTTACCATTACATCACCTATGGCGTCCTGAATAGCGGGTCTGTCGTTGTCATAACACGCTTTGATGAGTTCGCCAACTTCCTCGTGGGTTTTGAGGAGTTGGTCAAATGGGGTGCTTTTGTCAAATATACCCCTTTCTTTTGCCCACTGATGAATGAGGGGCACGGGCTGTTGGATTGTTAAATTTGGCGTTATTTTATTCATTTTCTTTGTGTTTAAATTGTTATACTTCCCATTGTTCTTTTGTGAGTTGCTTGCCGCAGTCTTTGCAAAATATTGCGGTTACTTCTACAGTGCAGTAGTGGGCAAGGGTGCGGCGTTCGGTATGCTTGTGGGGGCAGGTGCGAGCCGCACTGGCTATTAATTTGCTAATTTTCTCATTGGCTAATTTTCTAACTTCTTTCATATCTCTGTATTAGCATTTTTTCAAAGATGTTGTTTACTTTGCCTACTTCTTGGGGGGTGAGGTATTGTAGGCTTTTTTTAAAGGGGTTTTTGCTGCTGCAAAACCATTTACCAAGTCGTGTGATGTCGGCGTACTTGGGGTTGGCTGTATTGCGCCAACCGAGTTCGTGGCATAGGGATAACAGCTTGGCGTGTTGCTTGTTTTGGGCATCAAAAAAGGCGTGTATTTCAAACTTATAACCAAGGTGCTCGGCAAGAGTAAAAAACTCGTCTTCGGTGAGGTTCTTGGTACTGGGTAGTTCTCGCCCTATAAAGCTGCATACGAAGTGCAGACGGGTTTCTCGGTCGCTGAAACGCTTGCTTAAAAGGGTTTGCAGGATACGAATCTGATGGGGTTTAATTGTGGGCATATTATTTATTTTTAACAGTTACTTTTACATAGTCACCTACGTTATACTCTTTGTAGTCGTTTTCGTATATTGTTATTTTGTTAGTACCTTCTTTGTTGGCAACATACATATAATATTTTGCGGGGTGATAGGTACTTGTGCGTACTTTTCCAACAAAGTGGAAGGTTGTATGGGCTGTTATCATTTCTTTGTCTACTACAAACCCTATAATAACCTCTGTTTTGTTTGTTTGTTCATTGTTCTTTTTTCCACAAGAGAAAAATAGTAAAGATAGTCCTAAAAATATAAGTGCTTTTTTCATTTTAAAAGGGTTTTAAATGTTATTTAAATAGCTCCTCGCCTTAGTGGATCTCCTATGGGCGTCCCCTTAGTACCAGCGACCTTACTAAGGGCGAAGGAGCATCTTTTAGCTGCCGAGATAGCTAAAAGTTTATTCGGCTTCTTTTTTTACTTCGACAAAGAAGGTTTCGTCTTGTACTACGGATATTCCTACTTTGGGGAAGAGGGTGGCTATTTGCTCGTCTTCACGGTCGGCAAGGAGCTTGTCTTTGGCGGGCTCTTCGGTGAGGCGTACGTACTGAGGTAGGAACTCTTTGAGGAGGTTGGTAACGGCTCCCCAAGTGAAACCTTTGAGGGTTTTAAGCTTTGGCGTGCCTGTGCGGAAGCCGATGGTGCCGTGAAGGCTGTCGAGGGACTTTTTCTTGGTGAAAAGGATGTCGCGGTTTTCCATTGCGTAGGCTTGTAGTACATCGAAGTTGTCGTCTTTGATTTGCTGTAAATTAGCGATTTTCTCGGCGTACTTGTCGCGTATTTTGGTTACTTCTACATCAATGGTGGCATTGATTTTGGCGATTTCGGCTTCTGCTTTGGCGTAGTCTGATAATGAGCTTTCCATTTGTTCTTTGGTAACGCCTGTTTGTACGATTTTTTTGGTTCTTGTTGCCATTTTTATATGATTTTAAGTTATTAATTCTGAATGTGGTGTTCGGTTAGTGTTCGGTAGGACTTGTGGGACAGGTAGGACTTGTGGGACAGGTAGGACTTGTGGGACAGGTGGGACGGGTGGGACAGGTGGGACGGGTGGGGCGAATTGCTATTCGCCCCTACGTTAATGGCTAACTTGGGCTTTATACAGGGGGTGTGCAGCTAAGGGTTGCCACTGGGCATTGTCGTCTTTCCATTGTAGCTCTAAGGTTTCGGGTTCGTAGCGAAAGGCAGGGGGTTGCCAGCTGTTTCTACTGACCCAGTCTTGTAGCTTCTGTACTAAGGTGGGTACTTGGTTGGTGTGTCCTGCGCGGTATTGGCAGGTGAGAATGCGTTGCTCGGGGGTAAGTACCTGTAAGAAGGTGTCGAGGGCAAGGGCTTCGGTGTATGCTAATATTCTGCTTTCCATTGTGATAATTATGAATTTTGAATTGTGAATTTTGAATGGTGTTTGTGTTCGGTTAGTGTTCGCCTAGTGTTCGGTTAGTGTTCGGTGTGAGCCGCACGGGCGGTTATTTTTTTGAGTAATATACTGGGATAGTATTGCAGGATGTTTTCGGCATAGATGAGTATGAGCAGGTGGATGTCTTCGGGGGTGTATAGGGATAGGGCATCGCTGTAATTTTGCTCTATGGAGCGTTCTACTTGTATATGCCATTGCTGGGCGTACCAATTCAGCAAATGGTCATTTTTGGTTAGGTGGGGGATGCATAGGTTGGTACACCAGTGTTCAAAATAGTGCTGGCGTAGGGCTTCGTATTCAAGATAAGTGAGCTCTAAATGCTGGGCAAGGGTGTATGAAAAGGGTGGCATATTGGTAATTTTGATTTTTGAATTATGAATTATAAAGTTTGAAATCTCGTTCTTGGGCTTTTTCGGCTGAGATGAGATAGGGTTCTAACTCATTGGCTCCTGTTCGTGTTTTTTCGATGTAGGCTCGGAAGTCTTTGACGAATATACGGTTTTGACTAAGCCAGTAGAATTTGTTGGCAACGGCTCCTTTGGGTTTTCCCTTACTATCGGTTTGTGATATGCCGATAAATAGGGTGTTGGGGAATGCTTCTATGAGTTTGTTGTATGTATTTGCTGGTTTATTATCGAAGCACTCTTGTATGCTGTCTATAAATACTATTTTAGGCTGTTGAGGGCGGTCTAAGCGTAGCATCATTTTATCTACATATTCTTTTTGCACGGTGTATCGTTTTCGGTATTGTTTGAGCCCGTAGCGGTCGAGGTTTTCAATGAGTGATAGGCTGCCGCACTCTTCTAAGGAGTTGTATAGTACCTTTTCTTTTTGGCATAGCTCTTTCATTAGTTGAAGGGCGTAAGTGGTTTTGCCGTGCCCTGAGTCGCCATAGATAAGGAGGCTGCCGCTTCGTTCTACCTTGCCGAGATGGTCTGCCCATTGAGGTGATAGGTCGATAGTTTTATACTTTTTGCGCGCTAAATCTTCATAGGTGTAGGCGCGGGGTATGATTGTTTTTTCGTTATTTTCCATCATTGAGTTGTTGTAGGCGTTGCTTTTCAATTTCGGTACGTACTTTTCTGAGGCTTCCTGCGGTATTGGCATACATTTGTGCAGGGCTGATAGTTGAGCCATTGGCTTGGCTTACTTGGGCTATTTGGCTAAGTAGGAAGGCTTCGATGGCTTCTTTGTCGGAAGGGGGACTTACACGGCTGTATTTGGAGCCATAGCGGTCGAATATTTCGGCATAGCCTACTTTTTTAACCCCCTTATTACGGTCGATTTTAGCTTGTAACCCGTCTGCTCCCATCATATACCAACCGCAAACATATTCGGTGGCATTCCAAAGGCTTTTGAGCTCTAAAAAGGCGTGGTATTCGAGGTCGCCGGCTTCGTCTAATATCACTAATGGGGTTTCAAGCTGTTTTAGGTAGTAAACCAAATCTTCATACACTTCGGCATATCGTCCTGTATAGGTGATACCAAACTCTTGTGCGATTTTGCGTATAAGTTTTTGTTTGGTTTTTACTTGTGAGCAATCTATATATACGGCGTTTTTATTTTTGCTTACATACACTTTGGCGGTGTGTGTTTTGCCTATACCTGCACGGTCGCATAGGATAGCCGAAAGCGAACGTGTTTGGCAGGCGGTAAGCTGGCTGTAAACGTACTGAAAGGTTTCGGTTTCTACGGTTACCCAAGGAGCTTCGTCACGGAGTTGCACTTGTAGTTTGCGGGCGATACTTATCCATTTGGCATCGGATAGGACACGTTCGCGTTCTCCTTTTTGCATTATACGATTGTATTGGGCTTTGTCGATGCCGAGACTTTTGGCGTGTTGGGCATCGTAGCGGTAGTTTTGTCGGTTTTCGGCAATTGCTTGTACGATTTTTTCTTTTAGGGCTGTGGTTATCATAAGTCTAATAATGCTTTATTTATGGTTTCTACTTTTGTTTTGCTGTATTCTTGATAGTTGAGTGCGGGTGTCTCGGTGTAGTCTACGGGTGTGTAGTCTACTTCGGTAGCGGTGGGTATGGGTGCGGTGAGGCTTCCCAAGCGATTGAGCTTTTGCATTGACTGGGTACGTACCATTTGGTCGAACTGGGTAACGTAGCTCATTGCTTCGGCATATTGTTGCTCATCGTGCTGAGTCCATTCGGCATTAGCACGGTTGAAGGTAGGCACAGGGCTACAAGTGCAAAGAAAGGCTCCGTTTTGGTATAAATATACTTCGGTAATACCCTCCTTATTAGGCAAGTAATAGGCTTCTACTTGGTAGTTGTTGGGGGCTAATAAGGTAAGTACTTGTGGGTTGGGTAGTTGGTATTTTTGGTATTGTACGGTTACGTATTGGCTACGGCGTATGGTAGTAGTGATGCATTTGCCTATGTATTGGGCTAAGAGGGCTCGGTTGAGTTGTGGTAGATTGGGGTTTACGTTCTCTAAAAATACCTCTAAACGTGTCTTTCCTGGGAAGCGTTGTTGGTCGGGGTGGGGTTGGTTGTTGTATAGGGTTTGCTCTTGGAGTTCCATTGCTACAATATCATCATAAGAGGCTTTGGCTTCTTTGTAATTGTTGTTGAACTCGTCAAATATCTTTTGTTGTGTGGTGCGGTTGCTATCACGGCGGGCATAGTGGCGACCTACGTTTTGGTGTCTGTCTTTCTCAATGCCGTATTTTTTACCTCGTATCATTGTCTCGGCATACTTCTCTTGTGAGTTGGTAGGGTTACAGAAGCGCACAAAGGGGAATAGGTTGTTGGCTTTCAGTAGCCCGTCGGCAAACTCACCTGTTAGGTGTCGTTCTACTTCTATCTGCATTGGTGTACCCAAGCCGTAAGAGGTAGTGAACTGAAACATTGAGCGGAAGCAGTCTAAGAAAAGCTCGGTGTCTTTCTTTTTGCTGTGTGCGATACCTATAAGGGCGGTGCTCATCACATCATAAGCATAGTATGCCATTACTTTGGTACCGTCGGGTAGCTTGGTGTGCATTATATCGCGGTCATCAAGGGTTATTTTACTCATTGAGTAGAGCGGTGCGTGGCGGTGAACGTGAGGGCGCAACTTGTGGCTAAAATCGTACTCTCCATTGCGGGCTTTGGCTATGATAAGCTGATTTTCGGCTTTGGTAAGCCATAGTTTTACGGTGCTTTCAGAGACTTCTAATAGGTTGCCATTCTCATCGCAAAAATCGTCTACATTAAAGAGTTCGCCCGTAGCGCGGTCGAAAAGTTCTATTTCGCCGTATAGAAACTGCTTGTAAATATCGTAAACCGAACTGATGTAGGGCTTATTAGGCATACAGCAGATGGATATAAATAGGCGTTCCATTGTAGGGGTTACTATTTTGGCATTGTCGGAACCCTCGCCCTTGTGAATGAAGGTAGCGTAACGCTCGGTAAGGAATTGGTTGTATTTGCGTTGTAGGCTTCGTGGGTTGTTTGGTAATGAGAAGCTCCACTTTTCGGGGTTTAGCGCATTCACCGCTTCGCTGATGTTTTGCCATATTTGGGTTTTGCGTTTGCCAAAGGCTTTGGCAGTGAGCAGACGGCTTTTAAGTAGGGTTTCGATAGCACCCAGTATCATAGCGGAGGTGGCTTTCTCCCGCTGTTGTGGAAGGGAGAGTGATTTGCCGTTAGGTTTGCGGTGCTCGGCAAAGAAGTTGATAGCTTCGGGGTCGGGTACAATATACTCTTCTAATACATTGGTAACGATGTGAGCATCTTCGGGCTTGCCGAGCATACGCACGCAAAATTCTTTTGTATTCACGCCTTTCACTACGGGGAGGCTCTCGAAAGCTACCCACGCTTCATTACCTTGCCCTTTGCCTGCTTGGGTAACTTGGAGCTTACCACGAGCGCATAGCTTTTTGTAGTACTCATAAGTAACTACCTTCCAATCGCTATAGAGCAGGCGTGCGGGGATAGATAATATGTTATTTTGGAATGCGTACATTTTAGTATCTTTGCGCTTTAAATTAATGAATTATGAATAACGAAATTTCAACTATTGCCTATGCTAATTCAATAGCATTAGGGGCACGTTTTGAGGCTTTTGAAACATTCTTTTGGAATTGGTTAAAAACCATAGAGGGCGATGAGAATGCCATCTATTTTAGAAAACTGTTTTTAGAACTTTTTGCCCAGAACGTACACGGTTTATTTGCTCAAATGCCCACTTCTCTTGAGAACGAGACCGTTCGGAACTTCCTGCAAATGAAATTAGAGGAAATAGAGGAGCATCGGAAGGCTCTTGATGACTTACTTCCTTAATAGTAGGGTAGTACTTCACTGGCTTGCGGTACTCTATTTTTTCTCTTTTTACGACGATACCTAAGAAGGTAGTGCGTATCTCTTTGCCGATGATAAGGAAGTCATCATTGAGGAGGTAAATGGTTTTTACTTTCATTTTAAATAGGGTTTAAAAGGTTTTTAAATGCTTCCCAAGGCGGTTGCGAACCGCTGCGAGGTTTTGCGCCGTTGGTCGTACCAACCTTGGGAAATAATTGCTACTTTTGTAGCCTCAAACTAAAATTAATTGTTATATGAGACATTTTATTGAATTACATAGGGTAAAGGTATCAGTAAATGATGACCCTACTTTTGACCCTATTCTCGTAAATTTACAGCATATTGTAGCTGTAGAAAGGTCTGTTCACAAAGGTTGTGGTGCGGATGTTTATCTGAACTTACAGGAGGATGAGATGCTCTTTCATCCTTTGCGTTGCAAAGAAAGCTATAAAGATATTTTAGCTTTGCTAAAAGAGAAAGGCATAGTACCTACTTCTCTTTAAACCTTTGAAGCCTTCTCCGAAAGTAAGGGGCTATATAGTCTATCAGTTCGGAGAAGGACTCTCTTTCCTCTTCTGTTGCCTTGCCATTTTCGGTATAGCAATCCATTGTAATGCTGTTGTGAGGCACACTTTCTATAATCAAATAGGTATTGTAGTGCCCTATGGCGTTAAGCTCTTTATGGATAGCTTGTAACTTTTCACTGATTGTGGGTGTCATTGTATTATTCATTTATAGGTTCCAAACATTCTACATCATACACTCCTACGCTATCATCGGCAAAGGTTATAATGCCCAACGTGAAATCTTCATAGGTGCGTATATCGGTTAACTTGCCTACTTGCCCTGCTTTGCCATAGGGGTCGGCAGTGATAAAGGGCGATATTCTTACTTTGTTTCCTACTTTCATAGTGTTTAACATTTTCGTTTTTTAATTTCAAAGGTTTGCATACCCTCGTAGGTATAAAAGGTGAGGGCAAAACGCCTGCCGTAGGCTTCTTTAATCATTTGTTGTACTTCGCGATGGTCAAAAGCCTCTTGATAGCTTTCTACCTCAATACTGGGCACTACTCCTGCTACATTGTAGCTAATTTTGCCTTTGCGGATACGCTGTAAGTGTACTTCTACTTCCATTTTAAATAAGGTTTAAAAGGTTTTTAAATGCTTCCCAAGGCGGTTGCGAACCGCTGCGAGGTTTTGCGCTGTTGGTCGTACCAACCTTGGGAAATAATTACTAACTTTGTGGCGTCTAATTTTAAATTTAGTAATTATGATAAATAATATTGTAAAAGACCGTGTTCTTACTGTTTTATGTAGTTTGCAGTGTTTTGAGTCTATGAAGTCTATTGATTTAAAAGAACTTCTTTCTAAAACAGAAACAACTTTTGATGAGTTGCAGGCTATCTTAATGCAATTCCAACGTTTAGGGTTGATTTCAAACCTCAATATGCGCAGGCATTCTCCTCAAATTTATTTTGTACTTTATTTAGAAGCTCTTGAGTTTAGCGATAAAGGAGGCTTCCAAATGCAAGACGAGATGCTGAAACTTACGCTTGAGAAGCTGAAACTTGAGGTTGAGCAACTCTCAAAGGACTTCCCCGAAAAGGCTCTTACTTTCTCAAGCATTTTATCTAACATTTCGACTGTCTTAGGTTTCTTTATTTCCAAGTAAAAGGTCTAAAGCCTTTTTTATATTGGAGGTGTTGTAATAGGCTATATCATAGGTAGCCGATAAGTACAACTCTCCAAATAGTTTAATTTCAGTCGTTACGTATTGTACTGTCCCCGCTATATTGTTTGACTTTTCGCACAAACAAGTTTGCTTAATATTAACTTCTTGTAGGGGTTGTTCTGTTAGGTTTCCCATAGTGTTATGCTTGATGAAATTTTAATTCTAATTGTACTATTTGTGGCAGTCCTTGGACCTTGGTAAGCTGCTGATAGCCGTTGCGCAGTTGCAAAAGAGCATCGGCAAACTCTTTATTGATATACCACTTGCCTTCGGCAGTGCGGTGGAAGTGCTGGGGATACTTGCGAATGCGGTGATGATACTGCCCGCTGGTAACTGAATACTGGTGGAGTAGCAACCACTCTATATAGGGCAAGGCTTCTTTGCCGTAAACATTGAGTGAGGGGGGCATTTTGATAAGTGATTTGCGGGCTATCTTTTCCATTTCGATAAAGTAGTTGCGTATCTCTTTGCCTACTTCGGTTCGTTCTACCATTGCTATTTCCTTAGCCATATCTATTGTTAGGAAATACTCTGTTCGTGGTCGGTGAGATACCTTTTGCCCAGAATTGGGCAAAAGTTGATTTTCAGTGAAATAGTCTTTGCCTTCATCAAAACTATATTCCTCTACTCTACGAGGAAACCAGTTTGTAAACTTCGTTTGTACCTTTAATCTTCTGTGAAGCTCGCGGGCATCTACTAATTGAACGCCCCTTTGCTCGGTGATTGTGATTAGTTTGTCCATAGCTTAATCATTTAAAAATTCTTTTACTTTCTTTTCAGAAGGTGCTACCATACTTTGGTAGTCCTTTCTGATTTTGTCGGCTGAGAGGCTGTTACGCTCGCCGCTTATACACTGGCGAATGTATCGCCCTGAGAAACCGTGCTTCTCAATCAATGCATTTATTACGCTTGCATTGTACTTGTTATACTTTTTTTTCTTACTTTTGTCCATTGTTATTTATTGTTCCAATTCTGGCGCAAAATTATAGAGTATTTTCATAACAAACAAATTTTTCGTAGATTTTTTTCAAAATATTTTTATATGGTAGTAGAAAGAATTAAGCAAATAATTGATTATAAGAAGATTAGTACAAGGCAATTTTGTATAGAAGTTGGCGTTGCAAATGGCTTTTTGGATAAAGTTAAAGACGTTGGTTCCGAAAAACTTTTGAAAATACTCAACACTTATCCTGAACTAAGTCCTGAATGGTTATTAACGGGGAAGGGGAAAATGCTGAAAGAAGAGGAGGTGAAAAAGGTTGCTCCGCAGGACCTTCCTACTGCTAATGATGAGGTATCAACCTTGTTACGAGAAAAGGCTGCTATGTTGGAGGCTATTATCAAGGAAAAGGAGGAGAAAGAAGCAATGTATAAGGAGAAAATAATGGCGTTGGAGAATGAATTGCAAGAATATAAAAACCTAAAAAAAGGCTACCAGCAAGAAGAAGAAGAGGAAGATGAGATTATTGAAATACTTCCTATGGCAGCAGAGCCAGCTTCTATACCTGCAGAGCTCCTCAAAGCAAAGCAAGGCGAATACCGAAGAATTTAGTAAGGTGGCTGTTTGTCCGCTATGTAATACCTATATGATTACCATAAAAGCAACAGCAGAGGCATAGAAAGTGGGTATTTATAGGGGAGGAACTATACTCTTTTTGCTCGTTTTCAGTATAAAATGCTAATAATCAATATTTTATATAAAAACAAGCTGTGAAAAGGACTACAATACACCCCCTTTCACTCAATAAAAAAGCCTATTGGTTGCACTAAAAAGAATATACAACCTACTTCACTACCCTAAAAACAGCCAAAATGTGTCCCCCTAACTGTCCCCCTAAGTGTCCCCCTAATGCTAAAAAAGGGGTGTTTTTCGGCTCTGCTGGGTGGGTACCTTTTGGGGCTATTTTCTGCCCCTTTTGAGGTGGCTTTTGCTGTAGCTATAAAGCACAAAAAAACGCCCAAAAAGGGCGTATTTATTAGGGTTTTGGGCTTTTCTGGGGGTGTTATAAAGGGGTAATTACGGTATGCGGTATTTTAAGGCTAAAAAAAGGCTTTTTCAATTACGCTATATATACGGTAAATTACGGTATCCTGTACATTTCGTTTTAACGGGCTTTTTTTGTAAGTCGTTTATTTACAAAGTCTTAAAGGTTTTTTTTGGTGTAGTGTATGTACATTTCATTATGTTGTTGTTAAAACTTATCATAATCATCAATATTATAAGTCTCTAAACAATTTTTAAATTTTTCCCAATCTCCTTCTAAAAGGACTTTTTTTAATTCATCTATTGTCATAACTACATTTTTTAATGTTCATACCCTCTATATTTTCCTCCATCAGAAGAACTTTCCCTCTTATCTTCAAACCCTAAATTTGATAAATCGTTATAATCATCTATAACTTCTCTTCTTGTCTTATTTTGATTTTCAGTAGCCTCTTGATATTCTCTCCAAGATTGATTTTGGTGTCCAATTATTTCATCACCAGGCTCTATGGGTTTACCTGTCTTAGCACTTATATATTTTCCATCTTCTGTTTTTTCACTATTCTCATATAAATAATCTTTGGTCTCTTTTCTCCATTTGGGACGTCTCTGTAGGTTTTTAGGTAAATCTTTTACTCGTTTTCCTCTTGTAAGCCCCAGCAAATCCACCCAAGCATTGGTATCACTTACATAAGCAAACACATTAAATCCGCCTAAGAGTTTAATCGGGTCTTCACTTATATACCTCCCCGTTTCAGGGTGATAATACCTAAACCTATTGTAGCAAAGTTCAACCTCGCTATCATAGTACTGTCCTTGGTATTTGAACGGACACCTGAAATTCTCTTTAGCAAAGCCTTGACGGGAGTTGCCATAGAGGTCTTGTTCGTGTTCCCATATCAGTTCACCTTCTTGGTTGTAGGCTTCTATGGGCGTGCCTAAGCACTTTTCTTATTTTTAACTATTCACATCAATGAGTAACAGATCCCCATGATCTGTTTCACACAATAATTTTGTTAAGCTATGATTAATTATATAGTATTCAAAGAAAGAACACTCTCCAATGATATTGATTATATTTCTAATATTAGATTCAAAAACATATAATTTATCATATAATAATTGAGTGATAAAATAACAAATTTCATTATTTTCAAAAAAAGTATTAATCCTTTTATATTGAAATTCATCCTGAAAAGAATAAATTTGAGCTTTTATTTTGAATGATAGCCACCAAGCACGTGGGTTACCCTCAACAAATTTACACATAATTTTCGCTAAAATTTCATCTTTCTCTTCTTTTGTAATTTCTATAATTTGATCTGTAATACATAAATTTTTTATGCTATTAATAATTTCTTCATATTGTATATCTATATTATTCATTGCTTTAATTATTATATATATATTTCCTTTTCCTTTTTCATTTGAACGATGAGGATGAACATCTCCATCGTATGCGTAATTATATCTTTCTGTACCTCCTTTTGATCTTTTACCTGAAGTTTGCACCCCAACATGAGGCTTATCGTGTCCTTTATCACTATCCATATCTTCATGTGCAGAATCATAGGCTACTTTTGAACCATTTGAACCTTTAAATTCTACTTCTGTACCAGTAATAGGATCTATTTTTGTTGGTTCAAAAGTTACATTAGGATCCTCATTTGATGCTTTTTTGAAAGCTTCCTCTCGTGCAAGATCAAAATTATCAAAATGTTCAGTTTTTACCAACCCCAGCAAATCCACCCAAGCATTGGTATCACTTACATAAGCGAACACATTAAACCCACCTAAGAGTTTAATAGGGTCTTCACTTATATACCTTCCTGTTTCAGGTTGATAATACCTAAACCTATTGT